AACCTTGCCTGTCTCTTACGATCACGTACGCCAAAACCCGGCGTTACGCTTATAAGGCGTTACGGTATTAAGCAAAAAGCACGAATGCGTACACCCGGGTAGAGGGAATTTTTTACCCGACACTGAAAAGAACCTTGGAATTTTTGAAAAGTGGCACCCTCGTCATCCACCCTGCGATAACGCACTTTTCTTCTCGACGGGGCGTGCCGGTCCCACCATCTGGGAACTGAGGCGGATTTGCCGCCGCTGCGCGGGGGCCGGAGTTACTGACGACCGTCAGTATGCCACTGCTCCGCATGTGTGCAGTATCACATACCGCTACGCATACACGGAGACATACTACATGCAATTTCTGTGAACGCAAACATACGACTCACCAAGGCCGTGTTCTGTTGCGGGCGGTGGTGTTACGGGCAATGTTGTGGGTAGTACCCTAGCCACAAACCTATATAGTGGAGCGGATGACGGGAATCGAACCCGCGTAATCAGTTTGGAAGACTGATTACGCGAACGCTTCCACGCCTTGCACCACAAGCCTTGTCGCATCTCCAGCCAGCCGAAGTCATGCTATGGTCATGCTACCGGATTGTCTTTTTCCAAACCCCTCATGTGAGGAGTTCTTACGGCCAAGATATCAATAAAACGCCGACCTGCAAAATCTGGTTTGATTAATGATACGCGAAATTCGGCCTTGCCCAGTCCGCAGACCAGGCAAGGCCGAATTGTTCACGGTACTTTGCAGCCAATCTATCGCCCGAAAATATAGCTCATGCCGCGAGAGTGAACTTGGCTTTGAGTGTGCTGGCTCCGATGATGGCACCAGCGAGTACCCCGAGTGCATTGAGCGTGGTGACGATGGCATCGACGTAAGGTAATCCCCACGCCGGGCCGACCGTGCCCACGAAGAGGGCAAGGGCCGGGAACACGAGTGCGGTGAGCCATTTCAAAATGTCGTACAGCTTGTCGGGGATGAGCCATGCAGGGACTGCGGGGTCGTCTCCGGCTGTGAGTTTGGCGATATTCTTGAGCTCGTTTTCGTCGGACATTATTATTCCTTCCTTTGTCGGGAGTGAGGGCCGCGATCGGATTCGCGGCCCTGCCAGGTTCAGTAGTGGATGACGGTGCCGGCTCGCACCAGGTTGGGGTTGCTGATGCCATTGGCGGCGGCCACGCGGGCACTGTCGGCTCCGAAGTGGTTCCACAGGCAGTCGCCCGCGGTGATCACGATGGATCGGCGGCCTGTGTTCGCCGCGCTGTTGCCGTTGGCGCCGCCGAGGCTGAGCTTCTGGCCCGGGTAGATGACGTAGGGGCTTCGGATGCCGTTGAGCGCGGCGATGGTCGTCCACGGCACTCCGGTTCTGGAGCCGATGAGACGGAGGTATTCGCCTCGCTGCACGACCCAGTATCCGCTGCCGTTTCCGGTGCCGCCGTTGCCGCGCAGCCTCTGGTTGACGATGGCCATGACCTCCGCGTACCGGTTGCCGAGCAGCTGGCGGCGGGTCGGGTCGTTGCCATAGTCGCCGCGGATCACTGCGGTGGCCAGCGACTGCGCGTCGCCGACGGGGGCTCCCTGCTGCGGGGTCGGGCTCGGGGTGGCGGGGTTCGCGGCGCTTCCGGCCTTGCTGCCAGCGTAGCGGGCCCAGGTGCCGGCGTCGCCGTAGAACCAGTTGACGTCGATTCTCGATCCGATGCCGGGCACGTTGCCGGAGCTGGAGTACTGCCACGCGGCGGCGAACGGCCAGGGCGAGACGCTGTAGGGCACGGCCCCCGGGTCCCGCAGGGTCTCGCCGGCGTAGCCACGCGGGTAGCCGGCGACCCACAGGCCGTAGTTGCCGTTGGCCACGCTCGTCCAGTCGGTCATCTGGATGACGCTGGCGCTCATGTAGATCATCGGCTTGACGCCCCATGCGGCCTCGACGCGCTGCAGCCAGCGCAAAGCCCACCAGCTCCACGTCTTGTAGGAGCCGGACGGCTCCCAGTCCAACACGGGAATCACCCCGTCATGCATGTAGCCGCGCGTCTGGCTGACGAACCAGTCGGCCTCCGCCTCGGGACTATTGCCCAGGTCGGGGCGGGCGAAATGGTAGACGCCGCGACGGATGCCGTTGGCCTTGAGCGACTGCATGGTGCAGTCGGCTACCGAATCGGTGTACCCGTTGCCTTCCGTGACCTTCACGAACCCGAAGTTGACGCCGGACGCTTTGGCGGTCGCGGCCTGGCCGCTGCCGACGCAGCCCTGCCATTTGCTGATGTCCGTGCCGCTATCCGCGAACGCGACGCCCTGCGCGAACACCAGGGCCATCGCCGTCAGAACCGCGGCCAGCATGGCCGCCAGTCGGCGGCGCGGCTTCGCGTGGCGGGGCTTGCCCCTGTTGAAGGACGCGCTGAGCTGAGAACGGGTTGGAAAATGGCCGCTTTGCCTTGCGGGAGTAGGGCTGAGCGGCTTTTTTCGTTTTAACCAGTTTTAACGGTTTTTAACCTGTTTTTACGGAAAATGTGGGCAAAATGTGGGCAGAAATCGAGCCCGCGAAGCCCTCTGCCACAACGCGAAATCGGCCCCGTCCGGCAGCAGTCAAGCTCTGTGCGAGCTGTCTGCGATGCCGGACGGGGCCGAACTATGTGTGGTTATGCGGCGCGGTCGAGGCGTTGTTTGATGGCGCTGACGCCGATGAGAGCGCCGGCGAGGATGCCGAGCGCGTTGAGCGTGGTCACTATCGCGTCCACGTGAGTCCAGCCCCATGCGGGGCCGACCGTGCCCACGAACAGGGAGAGTGCGGGCAGGACGACCAGTCCGACCCATTTGAGCACGTCGTAGGCCTTGTCCGGGATGAGCCAGGCCGGCGCACTCGTGTCGGTGATGGTGGTTTCGTTGGTTGAGTCAGTCATTTGTTTCTCCAAATATATGGATGAGGTGATACCGGCCGGCACCGTCGTTCGGGCGCCGGCCGGTATCGGTTTCAGTAGTGCAGGATCTCGCTAGGGTAGATCAGGCTGGGATTGCCGCTCCGGTATCCGGTGAGCTGGGTCCAGTTGATGCCGAGCCGCGCGCCGATGCCGGACAGGGTGTCGCCCGGCCGCACTGTCACCGTGCGGCCGCCGTTGCCGGCGGAAGCGGCGCCGCCGTTGTGGCAGACGGTATCGCCGGGGAACACGCGGTTCGGATTGCCGCTCGGGACGCTGACGTTCCACCAGTCGGGCCAGAACATCGAGACGTACTGGCCGGACTGGATGACGCGGCAGTCCGGACCGCAGGAGCCGGTGGACGGCTGCGGCGTCGGTTCTGGCGCAGGTTCGGGCGCTGGCGTCGGGTTGACGGTGCCGTCGGGTCGGCTGCCGGCGTACGCGTACCAGGTCTCCAGATCGCCGTACACGACGCTCAGGTCGAGGTTGCCGGACCAGCCGTTGACGTGTCCGGAGCTGGTGTACTGCCAGGCGACCGCGAACGGCCAGTTCTGCAGCACCGGCTGCCGGCTCGGCGGGTTGAACCCGTAGATCGGCGTGTAGCCGAGCGTGTACGCCGCGACCCACAGTCCGACGTTCCGCTCCACCAGCGGTCTCCAGTCGTAGGAGTTCTCGGTGGACTGGTTCATGTAGATGATCGGGATGGTGTCCCAGCGTGCGCGTACGGCGTCGACCCACTGCGCGGCCCATTCGACGTTCCACGGCTGTGAGGGCTCCCAGTCGAGGATCGGGACGATGCCCTTGCCGATGTACCCCTCGGTGTTGCGGTTGAACCATGCGGCCTCGGCCTGCGGGCTGTTGGCCGTGTTCGCGAAGTGGTACACGCCCACGCCCTGGCCGGCAGCGAGCGCCTGCTGGACCACGCGGTCGCAGTCCGGGTTCACGTAGTTCGTGCTTTCGGTGGCCTTGGCGACAACGATCTGCGCGCCGGTGGTGGTCACGTTGATGCCCGTCTGCCACGAGCTCACGTCGATCATGTCCGCGGCGAGCGCGGATGCGGGCGACAGGCCCAGCAGGACGGCCGCGAGCAGGGCGATCACGCGGATGATGATGTTCGGACGGTTCCTGTTACGGACCAATATCCTCTCCTTTCGTTCATTGGATATGACGAGGCCCCGGCCGGATGATCCCGGACCGGGGCCAAACCTGTTTATGCGGCGTCGCTTCCTACCAGCGGTCGTCGCCGCCATGGACCACGAGCCACACGGCGATCACGAGCAGGGACACGACGATGACGGGAACGTTCACGGTTCCTCCCTTCTGAGTTCGCGTATCTCCTCGCGCAACTGCAGGTGCTCGCGCTCCGAGTTCGAGATGCGTTCGTTCACCGTCTTGAACTCGCCGTTCATGTCCGCGCGCAGCGCGTCGATCGCGTCCATGACCTTCTCGTGCTTCTCGTCCATGTCCACGCGCAACGGCGCCTGATGGTCGTTCGTGATCTCACACTTCGTGGCCAACTGCTGGTCACGCAGCCCGCGGATCTGCCGCGACTGGATCACCGCCACTATGACCGTGGCCAGACTCGGCACCACCGCGATCAGGATCACCGCCCACAACGGGGTACCGGCTGGCGGATTCATAGGCTGTCCTTTCAACGTATATGCTCGGGGTATGGGCAACAGGTTCTGCAGGATTTGCGGCGAACACAAACCGCTGACGCTCGAGCACATCCCTCCCCGGTCCACGGGCAACGACCATGTGGTGGTCGTGCATCGTGGGGATGAGGCGGTGCTGCACTCGTTGTTCGACATGGAGGTCCGGGACGACGACGGGTACAGGCAGTCACACGGGATGACGTTCAAGACGCTGTGCGAGGACTGCAACGAGTATCTCGGCGACAATTACGTGGAAACGTTCAAAGGCCTGTACCTGGATTTCGCCCATGAATCCGGCGACATCCTCGACGGGCTCGACCGTGACCGGGACGAGTTCGAGACCGCCGGCGTGGAGCGATACTGCGAATTTGACTTAGGCGAGGGGTTCCGTTCCCTGGCGTTCGTCAAGCAGGTGGTGTCGAACTTCTGCGCCACGACGGCGCCGGGTAGCATGCTCGACTGCAAGGACTTCCTGCTCGACAGGGAAAGCACGTCGCTGCCCGCGCGTTACCGGCTGCATATGGTCGTCCTTCCGAAGCTTGACGGGGAGAGCGTGTTCTCCGGGTGGATGCGGGTCCTGTTCGACGACGGGACGTTCTGCGACATGGCGTTCATCCGCATGCCACCGTTCGGTTTCGTGCTCTACGACACGGTATCCAGCACCTATCTGCCCGACCGCGCGGGCGACATCACGCCCATGTCCCGCATGGGCTGGGACCTGACCGGGAGAATCACCCTCGTCCTCCCGACGGTCACGGGAAGGAACGCGTCGAGACCTTACCTGTGGGGCCGGTACCAGAACGCCGTGTGACGGGACGCGCCCCGCCTATCGGTCGGGTTCGTCGAGCGGGAAGCTGCCCATGAGCCGGATCCATCCCTCGTTGCTCCGGATGGCGCCGGGGTCGATGGCGATTCTCCCGTACGCGTCGATCTTCCAGCACCGGTCGACGCGGTCCATGATCTTCGCGGTCACGTCGACATCGACCCGGCATCACCACCTCCACGAGGTACACGATACTTCCTTACAGGGTTCTGAGGAAGTGTTCGATGATGGTGCTCCGGTATTCGTGGGCCTTCTCGTTGGGATGAGCATCGGAAGCCGCGAAAGCCTTTTGTCTAAGCTCTGTTGCTTTACTCGATACCGACCCAGAAGGAAGACGACCTTGAAGACCCATGGGAATACGCGGGTCTCCCTTCAGATCAAGATATGGAATCCCCCACCACTCCGCGATTTCCACCAATGTGTCATGCATCGTCTGTGACGTCCATGCATCCGCGATTATAATGCCGATTTTGGCGTAGGGCATATTCGTAATCAGATATTCCAATGAGAAATTCCATGCCCCCCATAACGTATCGAGTTCCGTTGATTCTTTGGTTCCGATATGATCCGGAATCCTCGACTCCTCGTTTAGACCATAACATAACGTAATGTAATCGGCATCTGTCGGAACTTCCTTGTACCGATACTGACAGAAGTTGTTGGATGCGACACCAGTACTCATGGTTGTTCCGGCAATAGCCAGATTTACATACGTCATATTGTTACGATCGGCAATGAATTTACCATATGGATGGTGGTTATTGGAACCGATCTCCGCAGAGAAGCTGTCGCCGCAGATCACGTATTTCTTTCCGTACAGGACGTTCGATGCATCGGCCGCCACGGCCCTGGAATCGATGTAGTCGCCGAGTGCCACCGGAGCCGTCGAGACGACCTGGAATTTGTTCGCATCCGGAACGATGTATCCCAAGAACCCGAACCGTATGTACGCGCCACCGATCCTCCTGCACTCGCGCAGGGGCACGGTAAATTCCACGCTCGTGATTTTACTCGTGTCCTCGTTGTCGCCGAGGATGCGGATGAATTCGTAGTCGCGATTGTAGAGCGCGGCGGCGCGCGACTCATACGCCACCATGGTCCTCACGGTGATGTACGTGTCTCCGAGCAGGTCGAGGTCGATGTAGTCGGACGTGTACCCAGAGTCAAATGGGGTGGCACCGCCCGATGAGTTCAGGAACGCGCCGGACGTCATCTCGTCGTACCTCGGGCTCAGCACGGTCTCGTCGCCGAGGAGAAAGCCACGCCCGTACACCAGGCCTTCCACGTCGGACAGGACGCCGCCGACGGCGTCCGACACCCTGCCGACGGCGTCCGACACCCTGCCGACGTTAAGCGCGGTCGCGTACCTGCCGTCCAGCATCCACCGTATGGCCTCGCCGTCCTTCTCGCGCAGCGACAGCGTGACGTCCGAGGTTGAATCCGTCCATGCGAACGACTGGGCACGCATGTACGAGGCGCCATCCGGCACTTGGAACACGTACTCCCCGTTGAGGTTATCGGTTCTAACGCTCCCGACATTGCGCATCAGCGAATCGTAGAAGAATACGAACGGCGCGCCGTTGGCCGATCCCGTGTACACGTACTCCTCGCCGGCCGACGCCATGACCACGTCGGTCACGTAGCATAGGACCCCGTCGACGGTTTTGTATCCTATGCCGCTGTCGTGCAGTACCTCGCCCCTGTGTAATATGACGCGCACGCCCGACACGCCCGACGCCGACGCCTCGCTCACCGAAACACACAATCGCGCCTGCGCCCTGACTGCCTCGCCGGCCGACCCGTACGTTGTCCCGTCCGCGCCCACGCGCACGTCCCTCAACTCGGTTCCCACGTCCCCGCCATCCGACCCGGACGCGACGACCGCGTCCAAACGGGACGACAGGGCGTTCAGACGGTCACGCATGTCCCCGGCCAGTTCGGAGGCCGCCGTGCGACCCGCCTCCAAACCCGCCGCGCCGCCCGCCGACCGCGCGGCGACGACCACATCCGAAGATGCGGGCATGGTCGCCTCGATGATGTCGACTATCTGCTCAGCCATACCAGATCCTTTCCGTTAGTAGTTCAATCCGACAGGACGTAATAGCCCCAGCCCAACGTGCGCTTCGTCCCGCCGTCCGGCGACGTGACCGTGACCTTCCACTGACCGCACCGGCGCGACGCCCACACCGCGTCCGCGAACGCCGAAGGCGGGATGTCCGCAATCGCATACCCGTCCGATGTCATCTCCCCGCACGCACGCGAATACCACAACTCCGAACCATCCGGACTGCGCAGTTCGACCACGCCGCTCCACGAGCTCAGATCCACCGCCTTCACGGTCCCGTCCGGATACCTCTGCCGCCACCGGCCACCCAAACGCTCGCTGTCGCCACGCACGAGGCGAACGTCGAGCGGTTTCACACGCTTGCCGTACACGCCGTTCATATGCTTCCTCCCCTCACTGATCCGCTCATCCGGTGACCGTGCCCTTGTTCTCCAATGCGGTCACGCGCTGGTCGAGCTTTGACAACTGGTCCTTGAGCCACACCTGGTTCTCGTAGAGCGTGTGCTGGATCTGGTCGACGCGGCCGTCCGTGGCCGCGAGGCTGCTCGTGATGGCCTTCAACTGGTTGACCGTGCTGCCCTGATCGTCCACGATGGATTTGAGGGTCTTCTGCTGTTCGGCAAGCTGTTCCTGCGCGGTCTTCAGTTCGGCCTGCTGCCATTCGAGTTGCTTCTGCTGTTCGGCAAGCTGCCGTTGCTGCTCGCCGATCTGTTCCTGTTGCTGCTGCAGTATGACCTGCTGCAGGCCCTGTGCCTGGGTGAGTTCGTCGAGTTTCGAGGTCAGTTGGGTCAGTTCGGTGCCGGTGGGCCGGTTCGCCTCTTTCTTCGATGCCTCGCGTTTGCGTTGCGCGTTGACCTGACGGGAGGCCCAGTCGGCGCCCGGCGACGAGTACACGCGGGTCAGATCGGTGACCGGCGTATCCAAGGGTTCGCCCTTGTCCTCATCAACGCTCGTGACGACGGCCTGGGCGAGGAGCCTCATGCCTTCGTCGTTTGGGTTGATGCCGGTGGCGTGCATGTCCGGATCGGAGCCGCAGATGGCGCGCATGTTGCGGATGACGAGCGCATCGGCCGAGGTGCCCGCGAGGGTGATCGCGGTGAGCACATGCCCCTGTCGCGCGATCGCCTCGGCATCAGTGGCATCGGGGATGCAGCCGGGACCTACGCCCACGACGATGCGCGCCACGGGAAACAGCCTCTTGGCTTTGGCGATCGTGTCCGCGACCGCCTGCCGCATGTTGGCCAATGACTCGTAGGAGTCGGTCAATCCGGCCATCAGGAACACGTAGCCGACCTGATCATGTGGATAGCCGGCATCCGCGTTGGCCGCGTCGAGCTGCATACTGATGGTGTTGCCGTCGATCAGGTATCCGGCGTTGGTTTTCGCGTAGTTGTGTTCGGTCAGGTTCAGTTCGCCGCTGGCCAGCGTGCTGTACCGTTTCGCCGTCGCACTGGCACCAGTGCCCTGGGTGACGCTGTCGCCGCACCATACGGCGTGCGTTCCCGCCGGTATGGCGCGGGTCTGGTTGATTCCGCTCACGTCTCGTTCCTTTCCTGGGCCTGCAGGGTGAGCCAGTCGCTGTCTGCCGAGCCGCTCAGGTCGGTGATCTTCAGTCTGAGCAACCGGGAGCCGAGGTGGTCGTCCTCGACGCGCAGGTCGGCATGGTCGCCGACTTTCACATGGTGTTCCTCACCGACCTTGACCTTGTAGGTTTCCGCGGGGAACGCGCCCTGGGCGAGGTCTCCCAATGCGTGGGCCTGCAGCGTCTTCAAATCGCTGACCGTGGTGTGCGTGGTATCCGCGGACTGGCAGAACAGGTAACCCTGGTCGGTGAGCCGGGCGGCGGTGCGCCGGCACATGAGGGTCTTGTCGCCGTCCTTGCCGCCGGTGAGCCACGCCTGCGAGGTCATCGACCCGCCGGCCCCAGCCACCGAGGAGAGGATGACGCGCTGGCCGGGTATCACCGCGTTCCACTGGTGCGTTGAATCAATGAGCTCGTTTCCGGCATGCAGGTCGAATATGAGACTCCCGTCGGGTTTGACACGCGGGTCGAAACGTATCTCGATGCCGTGTTCGAGGCTTGTCAGGTCGAGGATCCGGTCGGCGCAGGTGGCCAGATCCCACGCGTAGTAGGTGCGGGTCCTGTCGCCACCGGTCGTCGCGGGCAAGCCGATGGGCAGGCTGCCCCATTGCATGGCCTCGGCGGTCAATCCGCGTGCGATGTCCGCGTAGCTGCCTTTCAGGGTGAGGTCCATGTCTCCGGCGGGGTGTTTCTCGTCGAGGAGCATGCTCCCGTCGCGCCACGAGTCCTTGAGCGCATGGTTGATGACGAGTCGTTTGGTCAGCAGGGTCAGGCCGCCGCCCACAGTGAGCTTCAGGCTCCGGTTCTCGGCATCCCACTCCCAGTCCGTCAACGGGCCCGCATGCACCACTTCGAAACCGCCATTGGTGGCGCGTTGCAACGCGATCAGCGCCTTCCAGCAGCGCAGGGATTCGAACAGTCCGAGTCTGGCGGCGGTCCGCGTGTAGTCGACGGTCACGTTCATGGATCCCGGCTGGTTCAATGATTCCGTCCAGTCGGCCGCCGTGTAGGGCAGCCGGTAGAGATGCCGGCCGGTGACCGGCTCGTACACATGCACCGTCAACGGGGCAAACTGTGATGCCATGAGGTCACCTCCATGCCGGTCGAACGATCATCAACACCGCTCCCCCGCCGACGACGACGGCCGATACGACGGCGCCGCCCGACGGGATCTGGAATGCGTCGTCATAGGTGACAATGCCCGCGCTGGGTATCATGTCCCGGAAATCCAATGCCAGATTCTGCGCATCGCCCTGCCATTGCACGCGATGCCCGGCATACGACAACGTCAGCGAGGTCGCATGCCCCGATATCCTCACGCTCGGCCACGTGGCCGCCGTGCCGGGGTTCTGGCAGCGGATCACGCCGCCTGATGTCGTGTAGGTGACCGGCTGCCCGTATTTCAGCGGGTCGGGGCAGGTGATGACCAGGCCGAATTCGAAGCCCTGTTCCTTCCATCGCATGGTGGGTTCGGGGTCGGCGGCGAGCATGCCGGTGAGTTGGCGTGTTCCTGCGGCGGTTTCCTCGATGATGGTCAGGGGTTTGCCGAACAGGGCGTTGATGCGGTCGCGTTCCTGTGCGGCTTCGGCGCTCGATAGGCCTCTGATTACGCAGTCGAGGCTTATCGAGCGTGGTTTCTGGGTGATGCGGCTGGGCCAGTAGTCGCCGTCCTGTTGCGGGATCGATGTGGTGGATTCTTTCATGCCGGGGGTGCCGAACAGGCCGGTGATGCCGTTCTTCTTGATGGCGTGGATGTGGTGTTTCCACCGGTAGTCGTCGCGCAGCGGGATGGTGTCGGTATCGGTGACGATGGTGATCCGGGTCACTGGCTACTCTCCTCCCCAGCCGCTTGCCGCGGCCTTGGTGCGCAGGTCGAATTCGTTGAATATGTCCGCGCTGTTCATGCCGTGCGCGTCGATGGACACGTTCACCGTGTTCCCCTCCAGCGTCCGCTGGCCGGCGGTGTTCTGCGCGGTGCCGGCTGGGTTGGTGACGGTGGCGGGTTTGACGCTCCGGTAGGCGAGTTCGACGCCGTTGGCGGCGGCTTGGGCACGCTGCATGGCGGCTTGTATCGCCTGTTCGGCCTTGCCCGCGTTGTCCGTGACGCCCTGGGCGAGCCCTTCCACGATGGCCTGGCCGGAATAGGTGGTCCATCCGCGTCCGCTGAACGGGCCGCGTTTGGCCGGCGAATGCGGGATGAACGAGCTGATCTTGTCCATCACCCATCCGATGGCATCGCCTGCGGCGTTGATCATCGACATGATGCCGTCGATCAGCCCCTGGATGATGGCCTTGCCGGCATTCCGCAGCCAGGTGCCCGCGCCGGCGAGCGCCCCGAGGATGATGTCCTTGATGCCGGAGACGATGCCGCCGAGGGCTTGGACTGCTCCTGAGACGACTTGTTTGAAGCCTTCCCAGACTTGTGTCCAGTTGCCGTTGAGGATTCCGGCGATCATGTTGATGACGCCGCTGATGATGTTGACGAGGCCTTGTACGACGGTGCCGATCGAGTTGATGACGCCGGTGATGTACGGGAGGGTCGCCTGGATGGCGGGTAGCAGGGTCGCTTGGATGAATCCGATGATCGTGGTGATGATGCCGCCGACCACTGGTGCCATCTGGGTGACGGCGTCCATGATCGGTGTGAGTACGGTCGGGATGATCGGCATGAGGGTGGCGATGACCTGGCCGATGACGGGGATCAGTGCCGCGACGAATCCGGTGACGGCGGGCATGATTTGTTGGATCATGCCGCCGATCGCGGTAACCATCTGGTCGAATGTGGGTTTCAATCCGTCGAGGATGGTTTTGAACTGTTCGAGCAGCGGGTTGAGGGTCGCTCGGAATACCGATTGCAGTTGTGGGCTGGTGGCGATGAGTGCGCCGAGGCCTGCGGTCAGTATGCCGAGTGGGCCGCCGAGCATGGCCAGTGGTCCGCTCAATCCTCCGAGCAGTCCGCCGAGCAGCGGGATCTTGGATAATAGTGGTGCGATGCCGCCGGCTCCCAGTGCGAGGAATGCGGCGCCGATCGGTGCGAGCACGGTTTTGAACTGGCTTGCCAGGTCGGTGATCTTGCCGATGGCCTGTTGGATGGGCTCGGGCAGGAGTTTGGTGATTTCGCCGAACATGCTGGGCAGCGAGGCGATCAGGCTTTTGACGATGAGACCGATGCGGGGAGCGACGTTCTTGATGACGGTGCCGATACTGGTGACGAGCTGGTTGGTGAGCTTGCCCATGTCGGCGTTGTCTTTGCCGAGTTCGGTGAGCCAGTTCTGCCATGCCGCCTTCATGCTGCCGACGGAGCCCTCGATGGTGGTCGCGGCTTCGTCGAAAGTAGTGCCGGTGATGCCGAGGTTGTTCTGGACCTCGTGGATGGCCTGCACGACGTCGCTGAATTTGTCGACGCTCAGGTCGCCGGCCTGCCCGTTGGCCTCGCGCAGTTTGTTGGCGTCCGAGATGAGGCGTTCCATCTCGGTCTTGGTGCCGCCGTAGCCCAACTTCAAATTGTCGAGCATCTGGTAGTTGCCGCGAGCCAATGACTGGTAGGTTTGCTGGATGCTGCCGAGGTCGGTGCCCATCTTGTTGGCGTTATCCGACATGTCGACCATGGCGGTGTTGCCGAGTTCGGCGGCCTTGGCGGTGTCACCGCCCAGCGAGCTGATCAGCGAGGCGCTGAAGCTGGTGATCTGCGCCATGTAGTCGTTCGCGGATACGCCGGCGTTCTTGTACGCGTCGGCGGCGAAAGCCTGCACGGTCTTGGACGAATCCTTGAACAGGGTGTCGATGCCGCCGACCGACTGCTGGTAGCTGGAGAACGCGCCGACCGCGCTTTTGCCCACCCCTATCAATGCGGTGCCGAGCGCGCCCACGCCTGCGGCCAAGCCACCGACGCTGAGCGTGGCCAAGCCCTTGACGGAGTCGCCCACGCTCGACAGTTTCGCCTTAATGTCGGCGCCGACCGCGCTGAACGCGCCTTTGATGCCGTTGGCTGCACTCGACGCTATGGGGGCGATCTTGCCGAATACGTTGCCGACCGCGCTGCCCACGGGGGCGAGGTATCCGCCGATCGCACCGCCCACCGTCTTGAACGGAGAGGCGATGGTGCCGGCGAACTTGCCGATGGCGGCCCTGGCGGGAGCGAACCGTTGGTTGAGACCGTAGGAGATGTCGGTGCCAAGCTGCTTGGCGATCGCAGCACCGTTCTTGAACGGCGTGGCGATCATGCCGCCCCATTTGCCGACCGTGCCGGTGATGGTGCCGGTCAGCTTATGGACAGCGCCGCCGATCCTGCCCATGACGCCCGCACCATCGAGCATGGCCATGTCGGCGTTGACCCAACCGGCGCGGAACTTGCTCAACCCGCTGGTAATCGGACCGCTGATCGCGCCGGCGAGACTGCCGAACGCTCCGGCCAACCCGGTGGCATTATCCTTGCCTGCATCCAGATCCCGGAATCCCATCTTGAATCGCGCGAACATGCTCTGGTTCGCGGTGGCGAGCGCTTTGGCTTGTGTTTCCGCGTCTTTTTGGACGGTGGAGAGGGTTTCCTGGGCGGATTTGAGGTTGCCGGTGGCTGCGGCGAGTTCGACGTCTGCGAGTTTGACACGTTCGCGTGCCGCGGCGAGTCGCTGGGATGCGGCGGCTGCCTGGGCGCTGTCGGCGCCGTGCTGTTTGACCGCGTTCGCGTATGCGTTTTCGGCCTGGATGGCCGCTGCGGTGGTGGTCTGCTGCTTGATCCTCGCTTTGGAGACCGCAGCGGAGGCGGAGGCGATGTCTTTGGAGAGTTGCTTGACCTGGTCGCCGCCGACGTTCTTCATAGCGTCCTTGGCGGTGGTGCCGAGTTCCTTGCCGAGCTGCTTGCCGGCTTTCGCACCGGTACCTTTGAGGGAGTCGGCGAAGCCTTTGGCGCCTTCGCGTCCGGAGCCCGCCATCTCGCTTTTGACGGATTTCTTGAATCCTGTCATGACGGGGAATACGCGGACGGCTCCGGTACCGACGATCTTCGCCATGATGGTCTCCCTCTATTCGGTTATGTCCTCGATGGTGGTGGGGATGATGATTTCCTCGTCCAGCTCCGCGAGCGCCTTGTCGATCTCGTCCGGTGTGGTTTTCGCGGCGTCGATCTGGTTGCGGTGGCGTTGCATGGTCCACGGCATGATGTTTTCGGCTGCCTTGCCGTCGCCTATGGTAGCGGCGAGTTGGAGCAGGTCGATGAGTCGCGCGGGGTATGCCCAGTCGGCGAGTTCGGCGCACAGTGGGTTGCCAGGGTCGTCGAGGAGTTGGCCGGTGAGGTCCCAGGCTTCCCTGTAGGTGATGCCGTTGCCGATCTGGTTGATGCTGATGTTGTAGCGTTCGCGGAATGTGGCCGTGAACGCTTGCCGGTGCTCGTGGTGGAGGCGGGCGAGGGCTGTTATTTTTCCAGGACGAGCTGGTTGAGTTTCTGGAAGGTTTCGAAGTATTTGTTGGCCATGTCGATCATCGATGGTGTGGGTTGGGCGGTGAATTTCTTTGCGTCTTCTTCGCCGGCGATTTTTTCGATGAGGCGGGTAAACTGGTCGACGCTGGATACGTCGCCTTCGGTGATGTCGTTGACGTCGTCGAGGCTGAGGTTCAGGGGCATGCTGATGATGGTGCCGTCGGGGAATTTGCCGTAGAAGTGGTTGTCGCCGATGGCGTATTTGCATTTCGCAGCCTGGGCGAGCTGTTTGAGCGCGGCTTCTTCCTGCTCGCTGGTCCAGACGTCGAAGTCGATGTCGGGGATGGTGTTGGCGGTCATGGTCTGGTGCCTTTCGATGGTTGTGGCTTATATGGGGTTGTCGGGCTGGTGGGGGTCTCCCGCAGCGACCCGACTGCGTTGCGGGAGACGTTTTGGTTAGGCGGCTGCGGCCACGGGGATGGTCGTCGTGCCACTGGTCACGGCGCCGATGGTTGCGGTGACTTTGGCGGTGCCCTCCTTGATGAGGGTGAGTGTGTTGCCGTTGACCGTGGCGATGGCCGTGTCCAGTGACGTGAAGGTCGCCTGGGTGGTGGCCATGCTGGTGGCGCCGCCCGTGTAGGTGGCTTTGGCACCGAGCTTGAGTGTGGCTCCGACTTTGAGGTTCGTCGGCAGCGTTCCTCCGGTTTCGGAGGTGACCGCTACCGACGTCAGTGTTTTGGGGGCGTTGGGGTCGATGAGCCATTCGCGGTAGAATCCGCCCCATTCGTCGTTGCGAATCCAGTCGAAGGTGACGGCGTTGCCGCCGGCTTCGCCTCGTGTGCTCTGGACGGGTTCGACGGTCTGGATGCGGCCGAGGCCGTTGCGGCGCAGGCTCATGCCGTTCTTGCCCTTCAGGACCTCGAACATGGGGAATGTCGCGTCGTTGTCGCCGTCGACGACGATCATGCCGTGGGCGTCGGGCTTCTTGCCGGTGGTGAGCTGGCGGACGATGTCGTTGAATTCGGCGAGCGTGACCTGCAGGGTGCGGCTCTTGGAGCCTCCGAGCTTGTAGCCTTCCTGGAAGAATTCGATGTCGTCTTCCTTGTCGCCGCCGTCCTGCGGGCCGCCGTCCTGTTTGAACAGGCCGACCTTGACGTAGCCTTCTGGGAGCACGAGCGGCGTGGCGGCGCCTTCCGTGGGTTCCACCCATTTGGTTTCGCCGGTGAGCTGCACGGCGAGGAAGCCGGTGATGGGCACGAAGACCTTGGTAAGGTCGTTGCCCTCGACGTCTGCTGTCATGATGATTTCCTTTCCAAAAAATCCGGTTATTCTGTTTCGCGCATCTCGCCCATGCAGTGGTATTCGACGGTGAGATACGAGTGGGCCACGTCGGCCGTGTCGTCGATCGGATAGGGGCCGTTGCACGTCTCCACGCTGGTGATGGGACTGCCGTCGGCCTGGCTGATCATCGGATCGGTGAGGATCGCGGCGATCAGGCGCGCGAGGTCGTCGCACTCCCGGTCGTTCTGCCGGGTGCCGGCGCGGATGTTGACGGCGAGTTCCTGGTCCCACTGCACGAGGTCGTATTTCGTGGGCGTGAGCTCGCCTATCGTGATGAGCGGTTTGGCGAGCGGGTAGGGCATGGTCTTCGGGGTTTTGATGCCGATGTCCACGTCATGGCCGAGCCTTTCGAGCCGGCCTGCCAGGTATCCCACCGTCCAGCGCTTGAGGTCAACGGGCAGTACGATGGTCGTCATTTCACCTGCCTCATCGCGTTGGCGAGCGTATGATGCTTGGCTTCGACCTCCATGGCGTGATCGCTGTCGGACACCACCTGCCATGCGTTGCGGTTTTTGAATTCGACGTGCTCCACGTAGAGGCTGTCCCGATATTCTCCGGTGACCACGGGTGCGGTGGCGGAGGCGATCTGCAGGGCCTGCTTCGCCTTCTCCTCGCATAGTCCGTCGATGCCGGGCTCTTTGAGAATCGCGTCGAAGAAATCCTGGTTGAAATGCATGTCGGTGTCGCCCATCTTGGCCATCAGCCGCCTCCGTTCACTTGTTCGAGGTCGGCGACCAGGGTGGGCCGGAAACCGGTGTATGGGTTCCTGTCGGCGGCCGGGATTCCGGTCACGCGCCACGTGTCGCCGTTGATGATGATCCGGTCGTGGACCTTGATGTCGATGTCCGGATCCGGGACGATGAGCTGCTTGTCGCTCACGATGCCCTGGTCGCGGGGTTCGCTTGTGGCGGAGTCGACGCTGGAACGGCTGTACAGGTAGCCCTCGAACGCGAGGGTGAGCGGGTTCGACCAGTCCTCGTCGTAGACGAGGTCTCCGTCACCCTTGATCGGCCGGGCTCGCTGCCGGGTCATCGGCGTGAGGCTGGTCATGCCGAAATCGGTGGCCTCGTTGATGCTGTCTTCGAAGTTCATCGCGGCCCCCAGTTCAGTCGGTATGGGTCGAGCATTGCCTGTTCGATCTGCAGTAGCTGCACGCCGAGGGTGGTGCCCCCGTAGGTGAGGTAGCTGACCGATGCGCCGTTGACGGACTGGCTGGCCACGCCGGGCTGGGTGCGCGCCCTCTTGGCGAGGGTGCGCAGGAGTTCGGCGATTTCCGGCACTTCGTCTCGCGAATACCCGTGGTTGAGCGTCACGGTGACGCTTCCGGGCCTGTCCAGCCAGCATCCCGTGCGCAGCTGGATGGTGCCGGCCACGCTCCAATCGATCTGGTCGACGAGTTCCCTGCCGTCGACGAGGATGCTCGTGATGGAGTTGACGTGTTTGGACGGCAGCGTGAGGATGCTGCCGCCGTAGGCGTCGACCTTGAGTGTCTCGTCGATGTCCGGGGTGACGTGCCAGCCGCAGTAACGGCGGATGGATGCCTGTGCGGCCTTCATCCACCATTGCGTGTCGATCTGGGGATTGCCGTCGACGATGTCGGGGATCGGCATGGCTGGCTCCTTCCCTGTCAGGCGGTGGCCGTGGTCACGGGGATCGCGGCCGTGGAGTTGTCGGTCTTGGTCAGGGTGCCGCCGGTGATGTTGCCGTCGGTGCCCTTGGTCAGGCTGATGGATTTCACGCCGACACCGGGCGCACCCGGAGAACCGGGATCGCCTTTCGCTCCCGCCGGAATGCCGATGGTCAGCATCCCGTCGGCGAGGGTCGCGGTGGGAACCGTGCCGGCTGCGAGCGCGACCGCTTTGACGCTGGTGATGGTCTGGCCGCCTGCGGAGAGGCTGATGGGGTTGCCGTCGGCGTCGTATAGGGCGATTTCGCCGGTGGCGGCGGTCGGGTCGAGTGGCTTGTTGGTGACTTTGAATTGTGCCGTGGTCATGTCACCCCTCCTTTTTGGTGGTCTTGGCGGACTTGGTGCTGGCGGCGGCTTCGTCGGCGGTGAGTACGCCGGCCACCGGTTCGGCTGCCGGGGTTTCCGGTGTCGGGGCCGTGGCCGGGGCTTCCGGTGTTGGGGTGGGTGCGGCGTGGCGTGGAGCGTCTTCGGGCCGGTATCGGATGCCGTTGATGACCTGCATGTCGATTCGCGTGTTCATCACTTGGCCTCCAGTACGACGAAGTTGGCGGGTCGCCAGATGACCTGTGCGGCGCGCAGTTCGGCGCGCACGTAGGTGAGGTTGCGGCTGGCATAGTCCTTGTGCTGGTTGAACGCCTCGACGGTCAGGCCGCTGCGGTCGAGCAGGGCCATCTGGCGGAAGTCGCCGACGATGGCCTTGCCGGCTTCGATCTGGTCGCATTCGACGAGCGGGCGTCCCCATACGGTGGTGGGTCCGGTGCCGAACGGTCCGTTGCCCATGAATCGTTTGTTGACGTCGGTCATCAGGTCGATCTTCTCGGCGTCTTCGGGGTTGACGAGGATCGCGGACGCGGTGGCGCCGACCGCGCGCAGCTTGGTCAGGGACTTGCGGATGGTGACCACGAGGTTGCGTGCCTCGTCACCCGCCTTGGCCCAGTCACCCGCCTGTACGCCGGTGGTTTTGAGCAGGCCCTTGGGCTGGCCGTTGGTGCCTGTGCCGTTGAGCAGCATGTCGGCGAGCTTGAGCTGGAACGAATAGTCGAATTCGTTCTGCAGGAAGCTGGCCATGGCGGAGTCGTCCTCGAGCAGCTGGTTGGTGACGGTGTAGCCGTCCGCGTAGCCGTAGACCTTCGCGTCGGCGAGCGCGGTGGCGAACGTGGACTGGGGTTTCTGCGTGTCGGTGGCGTCGTCGCCGGTGTTTTCGGGGATGATGCCGGTGTTGCGGGTGACGCTCATGATCTGCAGGTATTCGAAGTCGCCTTTGGTGCTGCCTCGGCTGATGAGGTCGAGGAGTGTGATGGCGGGTCGGTTGACGAGGTCGACGGCGGGCATGCGCGTGGGCTGCAGGTGGGCGATGGGTGTGCCGATGGCGTTGCCTGCCTTGGTCTGGAAGTAGTCGTCCATGGTGCCGATGCGGGTCTTGTCGATGTGGATGGCGCCGCCGGTGCCGAGAGTGTCGGCGGTCTTGTGCCAGGCCTTGTAGGCGATGCCGCTGACGAATCGTTGGCCGAGGTCTCGGCCTTCGAGGTCGTCCGTGTTCTTTTCGGCTTCGCCGAGGCTCTTGGTGTCGCCGGTGAGGATGCCGTCGAGGCGTTTGGTGTTGGCTTCGGCGTTGGCGAGTACCTGCTGGAGGGTTTCGGCCTTGGTGCAGGTGTCGTCGAATTCCTTCTTTTCCGCGGCGGTGAGGTCGCGGTGCTCGTTGTCGGCGTTAGTGAGGATTTCCCGTGCGGCCTTCTTGAGGTCGTTGATCTGCTGCTGGAGATGCATTATGGGTGTTCCTTTCGGAGTGGGTGGTTGTTTTATTGGAGGTTGAGGAGGCGCAGGCGGCGTGTGGCGTTGGTCTTGCGCGGGGCGGGATCCATAACGGTGGTTTTCTCGTCGTGTTCCGACTGCTGGTCGGGGTCGAGACCGAGGATGGCTTTCTTGGCGCTGACCTCGGTTGCCTGGTTCATGCCGATCGGGCAGATGGAGACCTCGTACAGGTCGAGACGGCGCAGCTCGTAGTAGCCGGGGCTGATGGTGCCGTCGTCGTTTTTCTGTCCGTCGACCCATGCACCGTCCTCGATGTCGAACGCGAAGCTCATCTGGCTGACGCGGTTCTCCTTGAGGAGTTTGGCGACCTGTTTGCCGAGTTCGGTGCCGGTGTCGATGTCGCCTTCGACCTTGAGCCCGTGCTCGTCCTCGAGGGCGCTGGTGGTCAGGCCGAGGTTCTTGAACGGGTCGTCGGTGTCGTGGTTCCAGTAGACGGGGATTCCGGCGCCATGATCCGGGTATCGGCTGGCGAGGGTCTGGGCGAACGCGCCCTTGACGATCTTGTCGCCGCCGAGGTCGATGTTGCCGAACACGGCGGCGTACCCGACGAAACCGGTCGTCTCGCCTTCCTCGTTGGTGCGCGCCTTGACCGGCGTGCGGATGGTCTTGGTCAGCATCATGGTTGTCCTTTCTCTGGTTCGTTGGCTGGCAGTTGGGCGTCTCCCCTGCTTTCGGTCTGCCCGTCGTTGGGGCTGGTTTGCCCTCCGATGAGCACGTTGAGCGGGGTGACGAGCCCGCTGCCTTCCTTGAGTTTTCGCCTGTTGAGGAGTTCGCGGGCTTCGTTGGTGGTGAAGATGGGTCTGCCTGTGGCGGTGACGAGTGCCTTGTATTGGGCTTCGGGGTCGCCTCGCAGTTGGGCGTCGCGGTCGAATTCGAGATAGAGGCCCTTGTCGTAGGTCTGCAGTCTGTCGCGCAGGCACAGGTTCAGCGTCTGTTCGAATTGCACGATGTACGGGTCCAGATAGGTGCCGTACAACATTTGCTTGAAGGTGCTGAGGTTGCTGAAGTTGCCTTCCCTGATGCCGATGATCTCGGGTGGGATGCCGTAGGCGTTGGCCACGTCGATCTTCACCTTGTCCCGGGCGTTGAGGTCGTCCACGTCGATGGGTTTGAAGCCGTTGAGCGTGGTGGCCTTCATGCCGTCGTCCAGGAGCATTCCGCCTCCGGCTCCGCTGCCGCCGCTGGTGAATTGCTTCATGCCGCGCTGGAAGCGTTCGCGGGTGGTGGAGTCGGGCCATGGCTTGTCTCGTTCGATGACGATTGGGCTTCGGATGCCGTGACGGTTGACCTCGGCGCGGTACTTCAGGCTGGCATCGTATTCATCGAGGATTTCCCGGAGTCGGCGGCGTTTGGGTTCTCCTTTGCCGCCGGCGAAGGCGTAGCCCACGTTCATGATGATGCCGTCCGTGTGGATGTCGAATTTCGTGGGGTTGGCGGGGTCGATCCACACCTTCGCGCCGGTGGGCTCGTCGAAATCATCGACGGTGGGTCGCCATCGGCGTGCGGGGATGCGTTTCAATCGCTGGCCATTGTCCGTCTGGTCGATGATGGCCAGGTATCGGTCGGCCAGCAGTCCGTCCTGGATGAGCGCGTACCAGAATGCGCTGGGCGGGATTGCGGGGTTTCCGCTCGGGTTGGCGACGAGCGTGGCCAATGGCCCCTCGCGCACCCGGATTCGGCTGCCGTCCGTCTCGCGTTTGTAGACCTTGAGGGGCAGGCTGCTGATCATGCGTGCGATGAAATCGGTGACTTCGCGCAATGGGTGGCTTTTCACGCCTTCGCCGTCCGGGGTGGCGTCGTAGGAGAGCAGGGGCTGGCCCGCGTCAACGACTTCGATGCCGTTGGATGCGGCCCAGTCGTTGAGCAGGCCGTTGTGGGCGAAATACAGGCCGGCCATCAGTCGGACTCCGTAATCTGGATGAAGTCGATGCGTTCCTCGGGCAGGAGGATCAGGCCGTCGGCACTGGTTTCGCCGGTGATGTTGTCCACGACGCTCGCGTTTTTGAGTTCCAGCCATTCGCAGGAGTAGGCGGCGAGTGTGCCGTGCCAGGTGACGTTGTCGATGCGGGCGACGATGCGTTTGCCGATGCATCGGCGCAGTGGGTGTCGTTCGAACATGCCGGTTCCTTTCGTCAGAAGGTGAGGAGGTCGTAGGTTTCGTATGCGCTGTGTTCGGGTTCGGGCGGTTCGCAGGTTTCGAGCCCGTAGAGGGACACGGTGATCGCCGCGACGCCGCTGATGTCCACGATTGATTTGCGCCGGTCCCATGCCTCGTTTTCGGCGATGACCTTGGTCACGCCGCCTTCGATGGCCTGGTCCACGAGCGGCTGTGGCGCGTGGATGAGCCGGTGTTCGCGCACCCGGTCTCGCAGTCGGCCGGTCGCGAGTCCGATGTGGCTGCCGTCGATTTCGTGGACGGTGAAGCCGAGCTGCTTCAACGGTTCGATGAATTCCATGGCCGGGCATCCCTTGGATTGGATGGCGACCTCCCACATGCCGGATTCCTCGGCGAGCCGTTTCATGTAGTCGGGCACCCACATCAGGCCCTTGCGGCGTTCGCGCAGGCTGACCACGGGGTTGCCATTGGCATCGAGCACGGCGGCGGCGATCCAGCTGTGGGATCGGTCGACGCTCACGTCGATGCCCCATACGGTTCGCGCGCCGGCTGGGATGTGGATGTCGAATGGTTTGGCCAAGGTGCCCGTCCAATCGTTGACGTCGATGTAGCCCTCGACCTTCGCGGTGACCCATTGGCACAGGTCTTCGGTCCGGTAGCCGGCGTCGGTCATGCCGGGAATGTCGGCGAGCACGCCTTCCACGGTCTGCGAGCCGAATCCGATGCTGGGGTTGGATTGGAGTATCGCGTCCAGATCGTCCTTCGGGCAGTCGGGTTCGGCGCTCCATTCGAACAGGGCGAGCGAGCAGTCGTGCAGGTTTTGGTATTCGCCGGCCGACAGGAGCCCGGCCTCGACGGTGCGATGCCAGGAGTCGATGAATTCGAGCGCCGCGTCGCGCTGCTGGATGAGGACCACGCTGGTGCTGTCGCCCGCGTTGCTGATGCCCCATAGCTGCCCGTTCCAGAAGCTCTTCATGGTCGGGCTCAACGCGTTCCATGCGGCCCAGTCCTTCTGTTCTCGCAGTTCGTCCATGATGACGCGGGCGGCCGGTTTGCCTCGCGCGTTCTTCGCGGCGCGGATCTCGTAGACGGCGAGGGAACGGCTTTTGATGTATTCCTTGCCGTTCGTGTCGGACACTTTCGCGGTCGCCGCCTGCAGGGTGGGGATCGCGGCCGCCTGTTCCTCGATGGTCTCCGGTTCCGGGTCGCACCAGAGTTTCACGCTGTTCCACGGTTCGCGTGCGATGTCGAGGTTCTGCGCGGTGCCGACGATCTTGAATCTCAGCGGGGGCACGCGGTCGGGGTGGCGTTGGCTGTCCATGTGCAGCCACCATGAGGCGAGCACGCTGGCCACCAGGGTCTTGCCGTTCTGCCGGCCGACAAGCACGATGATGCGCCGGTACCGGTAGGTGATCCCGTCCTCCAGCAGCTCCAGGGCGTGGATGAGCAGCCATTGCTGCCACGGGTAGAGTTCGATGTGCAGGATCTGGCGCGCGTAGTCGATGACCTCGAAGCCGAGGGACGTGGCCGGGGTGAGCTCGCGCAACGGTTTCGTCCACAGTCTCGGTTCGGTGCGTCCGTAATGCTTCGACATGGCCGCTCCGATCCTCCCAGGTCTATATGCCGAACTTGCGGCGGCGGAACGCGGTGAGCTCGTCCACCGGCCCGCCGTCCGATTCGGCCGCCGCGGTGCCGGCGTACTCCTTGAGCTGTTTCCTCGCCGCGGGCGTCGCCCCGAGCTCGCGCAGCACGTTCATCAGGTGAGGCACCAGATACAAAGCCTTGGTGACCTCCTGGCCCTGGCCGTGGCGCAATGCGTAGTCGATCTGCCGTGCCACCGCACGTCCGGTCGCCACCAATGCGGAATCCGCGTCGGTGATGGCCAGCGCCTTGAGCGTCTCCTCGTAGCTGGCGGTGATGCCCTCCTGGTCGCCGGGCTTGTCCAGCAGGCGCATGCGCTTCTCCGACAGGGACAGGCATGCGCTCATGGCCGCGGAATCACCATTCTTGGCCAAGGGGTATTCGATCCGGAACATGGCATCGATGCGTTCCAACTCGAGCTGGCGTTCGGTGTCATAGTCCTTGCCCTTGCGTTTCTCCGCCAGGGCACGGCGTATCGCCGCCTCGGCCGACGTGACGGTCTTGAAACCAAGCTCATCACGAATCCTCTGCAACGGTTCGGCACCAATGAACATGTCAAGCGCCCGCTGATCCTTGGAAGCACTCACAATCCACCTCCAATCAGCCGAACTTCGGCAAAAGACGGCCCAATGCCGGCCAATCAAACCGAACCATTGGAAAACAACCGGAAAATACCGGCAAAAATACCACCTCAGGAACGGCGAAATGAAGCCGATTCCAAGCCCTCGCGCGCGATAGGGTGACCAGGTCAGGAGAGGGAGGTCTGGTGCGCGCGGGAGGGTGGGCCGACCGACAGCGGTCTGCAAATCCGCACTCCCCTACCCCACCGGCGAGGCAATCACACACCCAACGACGTGTAAACGATCGCTCCGGACATGCGGAACGAGTCAAGCACCATGTCGATGTGCTCATTGCGCTCGCCGACATGCAGCACGGCGCGGGCACGACGCCCACGGGCCGGACCGATGGGCGCGAAAGCTTCAAGCCTGCCTTGCTGCGCGGTCACCGATCGCAGGTGGCTGTTGTTGGCGATCGTTGGACGGAGCTTGGCCTTGCGCACGAGATGCCGGACGCTGTTGTATTCGGCGCGCACCGGTGCCATGTATCGGCCGATGATCAGTATCGTGCATGACGGATCCTCGTCGAGCATCATGGCCAATCGTTGGCAGATGCTGTGGTCATTGTCCATGACGCCAGTCCTTTCGTGTGAATAGCCCAATCACCACCAGGCGGGGATCACGTCACCCAAACCGAGTTTGGGCTGGCCGGCGCCGCGCTCGCGGTTGCATTTGCGGTGTGAGTGGCGGAAGCCTGCGGGATCGTCCTGCAGGTCTGAATAGTCGCGCACCGGGTAATAATGATCGAGCTCATGGCTCGCGTCCGTGGTGCCGGGTGGCACGCTGTAGTCGATGCGCTTGTGGCAGATCCAGCAATCGGCGGCGGGGCTTCCCTCGGAGTCCAAGCGCTTGCCTTCCTCGAAGAACGCCTGCTTGGCTTTCTCGAAAGCCCGGTTATGCGTACGGTTGGAACTCATGCGCCAACCCTGAAGAATTTCGAGGAGATATACGAAAGGCCACCCATGATCTCATGAAAATGACCAACTATAGACATGTATACGTGGACAGTTCGCATTTGTCAAATCCCGTGAACAGATTCACCGATCACCCATCCTTGCGCACATGCGCTTGCCACACATCCCACACCAGGAACACCGGGCGCTCGCCGTCCATTCCCACCGGCTGGATGAGCCCGCGAGCGCCCCAATGTGAGATTGTGTTGCTCTTGATATCGATGCCCCATGGTTGTAGTAGGCGGCTGATTTCGGCTGCTGTTCCTCGTGATTCTCCGACTGCGAGTCTGAGCATGCTGGCGCGTTGGATGTCTTTGATGCGGTATTCTCCGGAGCATCTGTCGCATGCCTTGTACCCGGATTTGAGTTCGAGTTCGTCGCAGCGCAGTTCGAACCCGCAGGCTGGGCACCAGCCGATCATTTTGGTTTCCGGTGGCGGGTTGAGTGTGCGGTCGAGCTTGATGGCGGCCCGTCGGGTCAGTTCCACGATGGCGGGCATGTCGGGCCGGTTCAGGAGTCGTGGCTCGTAGCGCATGATGCCCTTGAGCAGTGAGACCGTGTCCATGTGCCGGTAGCGCAGGCCGATGGCCGTGGCCAGTGATTCGACGAGCCGGTCGATGTCCTGTCTGAGTTGCCATGCGCCCAGATTCAACGGGATCGGCGCCACGCTCCTCGTGCCGTGGCCGGAGTGGCGGGCCATCACGCTGGCCTTGCGTTCGGCGATCAGGCACAGCACCCCGTAACCGTCCGCCAGCGAGCGCAGGTCGTGGTGGAATCGTTTGGCGGTGGTGGTTGATGCCATGATGCCCCTCTGGTCTTGGTGGTGTGTTGGTTGCGTGTGGTTGGCATCAGGCCCGTGTCCATTGTCTCATGCCTGGTGTCGTTTTGCGGGTTATTGGAATACCCATATGGCGAGTTTGATGAGCAGGAGGATGACGGCTGTTCCCCATGCGGTGATGGTGACGCCGGTGACGATGTTGGTGAGGATGTCGTTGAATCGGTTTGGCTTGTGGTTCATCAGTGTCCTATTCGATGGTGTATTCGCGTGGGTGTTCGTCTCGCTGGTTTTGTCGTTTGATGCGGCTGATGAGTCGTTGGGCCGCGCGGTCGGCTCCGTGGCTGGTTAGGGCCCATGCGTGGTGTCGTCGTTCGTATTCGCGGTGGGTGCCGTCGGTGGCGAATTCGTTGATGACGATGTCGTATCCGATGTTGGTGCGGGTGATGGCGACTTTGTATGTGTGTTTCAATATTGCCATTGGGGTTCCTCCGGTATGTCGCGGACTTTGAATTGTCCTGCTGGCGTGACCCCCATCATGAGCGCGGTGTGGTTTTTGGTTTCGATTTCGATGGACTGTTTGACGCTCATTCCGTCCATCCTTTGTCGGCTCCGTCCGCGTGGGCCCAGTCGCAGGAGATGCCGGCGTTGCTGTTGTGTGCGATGCAGGTCACGCGTCGGCTGTCCGGCATGGTGATCGTGCAGGTTTCCCACTGGGCGTTGTAGGTGGAGCATTCGCTCTGCGTGACCGCTTCAGTGTGTTTGTCGGCCGACGAGTCGATGGGAGTGCCCTCGCAGCCTGCGAGCGCGGTGATGCAAAACATGATGGCGGCCAGTGCGAGAATGCGTTTGGCTAATGTAATTCGCTGGTTCACTGCTTATCCTCCGTTTCCGCCTGGTCGTCGGTGATGTAGTTCTTGGGTGTGAGTGTGATGGTGATCTGGCAGTCGGCGGCGAGTGCCTGGTGGATGAGGCTGGTGATGTCCGCGTTGTCCATTGCGGATTCCTTTCGTTGGTTGGTTGGTTGTTTGGTTTGTCGGGTGACGGTCAGGCTGCGGATGTGTGGTTGGAGTATCGCGGTGCCGTGTTTCGGGCTCACGCTGAGGATGCGTAGCAGGCCGAGGCACAGGTCGGTGTCATCGAGCGTGAACCGGGTGGTCTGGTAGTCGGGGGTGAACGGTGGTATCGCGTGCAACCATCCGTCAATGATGGTCCCGTCCGTGGTTCGGATGATGCACCGTCGTCCATCGAGTTCCTCCGGCGTGGCGGTATGCCAGTCGATGGTCTCCTGCACGACGCCCATCATGCGGCCTCGTCCAGTTCGCCCCGGTCGATGGCCTGGCACAGGAGCTCCACGATGCGGGCCGCGTCGGTGCCTTGGGCGAGCAGGCGGGTGACGTGTGGCAGCCAGCGCAGGCGCTCGCCGTCGTCGGGTTGGCGGTTTTTGAGTGGTGTGCTGGTGTCGAGGAGTTTGCGGGCTCGGCGTTCGAGTTCCGTGGCTTGGTCGGTGGGTGTGGTCGTGGTTTCGGTTGGGGTGCCGATGTTGAGTTCGTGTCCGCGTTTGACCCAGTTGCGCCATGCGGCGTCGAGGTCGTAGGGGATTTTTCCGTTGGCGCGGCATGTGTCCTTGAATTTTTCGAGCTCCCAGTCGGGGTCGAGTCCGTAGCCGGCGGCGAGCGCGGTGAGGTCTGGTGTCGGCTGGTAGAGGGCGAGTGCCTGTTTGCGGGAGTCGAACGTTTGTTCGATGGTTGTTTTTGTTTTTTGTGTGCGCGTACTCTCTCTTGGTGGTTCTAATGATGGTTCTTTAAGAGATTGGGTGTCATGGGTGACACCCCGTGGCGTCATGGGCGACACCCCGTGATGGTCATGGGTGACACCCCGTGTGGTCATGGGTGACACCCCGTGGTTGGGTTGCGGGGTGTCATGGGTGCTACCCCGTGGATTTGACGGGGTGTCATGGGTGCTACCCCGTTTTTTCGTGGTTTGCTTGTTTTTACGGTTTTTGTATTCGACGTGGTTGTGTCCGTCGAGGGTGATGTGGTAGACGTAGGGGCTTCGGTCTGCGCGGTAGCGGGTGCCGTAGTCTTCGTCTCGGGTGATGAGCCCGTGGTCTTCGAGGTAGCGCAGGGCTCGTTGCACGGTGCTTGCGCTGGCTTCGCCTTCGGCCATGAGCCGGTCGATGCTTGGCCATGCGCGGTTGTTCTCGTCCGCGTAGTCGCACAGGATCAGCAGGAAGAGTTTGGCGGAGCGGTCGCCGACCTTGATTCTTTTCGCCCGCCCGTATAGCAGTGAGCTCATGATTCCCCCTCGTAGTAGTAGACCTGTTGTGTGGATGCGGCGGGCCGGTATGGTTCGTCTTCGGTGGCGTCGGCGTCGTCCTCGGGTTCGCCGGTGGGTATCTTCCAGCCGAATGCGGGTGGTTCTTCGAGGATCCATAGGTGGCGCATGTTGGCGACGTTTTGCACGAGGTGTTGCGGCGGGTAGCATTCGACGGCCCACACGTCGGTGCCCATGGTCTCGTTTTTGATCTGCTGCAGTGCGTCCCAGCTGATGCCGTCGCGGTATTCGAGCGTGTATTTGTCGAGCTGGACGCGCGTGATGGCCAGTCGCAGCAGTCCGCTGGCTTGGTCGCGGAACAGCATGGCGCTGTAGTCGCGGCTTCTCCAGCAGCGCAATGGTCGGCCGTCCGAATCCCCTTCGTCGGCATCGTCGAGCCAGTCCATTGCTTGTTCGACCATGTGACGGGATTTCACGCGGTTTTTCTCGTTTTCGACCCATCTGCCCATGTGATGTCACCTCTTGAGTAGTTTGAGGGCGGTTTGGTGGCCGGTGTCGGTCAGGCTCCAGTTGCCCTCGATGTCGGGTTGTATGAGTCCGCGTTCCTCCAGGCTGGCGAAGGTGCGCGAATTGTTTTCGTATGCGGGGTAGTCGTTGCGGTTGAGCATGGCGATCAGTGTTTCGGTCATGGTCGGCGAGAGTCGTTGGCGTCTCATGGCATGTCCTCCACTCGGGTCCACAGTCGTCGGCTGGCCGATGACACTGCCTTGCGGGTTTCACGCAATCGGGCGAGCGTGATGGTCAGGTCTTCGAGCACGTCCTCGGGCGCGCCTTGGTCGCGCAACCGGCCCGCGCTGGTGGCCAGCTGGTCGATCAGCATTCCCATGGCGTCGAGTTCGCCGCACGCGGCCGCCCATTTGCAGCGTTGGCGTGCCGTCTGGCGTCTACTCGGCATCGTTATCGTCGTCATGGTCGTCTCCTCCCTTCGTGACCTCGATGAGACTGCCGGCGAGCGCCTGTGTTTCCGCGTCGCTGGGCTTGTATCCGAGCAGTTCGAGGGCTTGGTAGTAGTCGTTGATGTGTTGCAGGCTGTCCAGCTGGTTTTTGTTGGTCCATGCCCCGGGGTTGATGTCGGCTTCGCGGCGTGCGAGCAGAATGAGGATGAGTTGGAGTTGGCGTGTGTTGCCTGTGCGGGCTCGGCGGCGTAGTTCGTCAAGGTTTTTGCCTGTGGCTATGTGCCAGATGCCGTTGTCGGGGTCTTTGCCGGTGATGGGCAGTGGCGTGGTCATGCGGTTGTAGGCGGCGATGGTCTTGTCTGACCAGTTGATGTCGCCGGAGCCTGCGGGGAACCGGTATTCGTCGTTGCCGAGGATTTCGCCGTCTACCAGGTGCAGGAGGGCCTGTTGCATCATGGGTTTCTTCCATGTGTTCTGGGTTTTATGGATCCATTCGGCGCGCAGTGCTTGGCTGGCATCGTGCAGTTCCCGTGCCTTCTTCGTCTGTTCGCGCGCGTAGGCTCGGCGTTGTTTTTCGGCTTGTTTCGCCCGGTTGGCGTTGTCGATCTGGTCTTGGGGGATGCGCTCGTAGACGATGGCCCTGTGGTCGGTTTCGTCAAGGCCGATGATGGCGTCGATGTTCGGCTTGCTGCCGATGAGCTTCTGCCATTGTTTTTCGAAGCTGGTGTTTTGGATGTTGGTGATGCAGGTTGAGTATTGGTAGCCTTCCGGCGCGTCATTCCACCAGTTCGAGGGTGCTTGGCAGGTTTTGAGTCCGGCGCGGTGCAGGTAGTCGAGCGCCTTGTTCATCCACGCGGTTCCCTTGCGTTCCTCGCGGGCTTTGCGCACCGTCCAGCCCCAGTTGTTGGTTCCGGCCTGGCGTGCGAGTTCCTGCTGGGCGGTTTCGTCTCCTTGGAATTCGGCGAGCACGTCCAGGTCGGATAGTGACAGTTGGTTGAAGTCCTTGGCGAGGGCTCGGGTGAGGCGTGGGATTCCCGCGATTTTGAGGCGGCGGCGCACGAAGTCGGTGCTGCGGCCGGTCTTTTCGGCCATGTTCTCGATGCTGCTGCCCAGGTCGAGCAGTCCCTGGTAGGCGTCGGCTTCCTCGATGGGTGTCAGGTCGTGGCGTTGCGTGTTCTCGATGACCATGAGCTCGCGTTCGTCCTTGGGCGAGAGTTCCATGATCCGGCATGGCACCTGTGCGAGTCCGGCCTGTTGGGAGGCGGCGAGTCTCCTGTGGCCGATTACCACCCTGTAATCGGTTGAATCGGTGATGGGGGTGACGACGAGCTCCTGCTGGATGCCGTGCGCGCGGATGCTGTCGGCGAGCGCGGTGATGTCTCCGATGTCCTTGCGGGGGTTGTTGGGGTTCGGCTTGAGTCGGGTGGTGTCGATGAGGGTGATGGTGGGGGTCATTTCGTGCGGGTCACGCTCCTTGGTTGATGGCTTCGGCGAGTGCTTGGGCGGTTTGTCGGATGCCGGGGTTTGGGGTGATGGTGGTGAGGTGGAGTGCGAGGTCGGCGACGAGTTGGGGGTATTCGTCGGTGTGGGCGAGGATGGTTATTCTGCTGCCTCCATTTTCGATGTGGGTGGTGCTCCAGTCGGCATCGGTCAAAGTGATGCCGGTGGTGTGTCCTGTGGTGTTGATGATGGTGCTCATTGGTTCTCGCGGTTCTCGTAGTTTTGTGGTTCCTGGTTGATGGTGTGGGGGCGGCGTTTGCGGCGGGCTTTCTGTCGTTGGTGTTCGATGGTTTGGCGGCGGTGCTTGTGTTTGCTCACTTGGTGGTGTCCTTTCGGTCGTGGGGGTGTTGGCGCAGCATGTCGGCGAGGCGTTGGCTTCGGCGTTGCAGGTTGTCGTGGATGGTTCGCCCGGCTGGGGTTGCGGGTTGCCAGTCGGGCAGTTCCGGCGTGCTGATGGGTCGGATGGTCAGGTAGACGCCTTCGGGGCGGGTTTCGTCGGCGTAGCGTTTGCTGATCTGCCAGTGGATGATGCGGCTGTCGTTGGAGATCACTCCCTCGCGGTTTCGGCCGGGGTATCGGCTGTTGGTGGTTTGGAGCGCGTCGCCGATGGCGCGTTGGAGTTTGTCGAGGTCGCCTCCGCCTGAGGTTTTCGCGGTCTGCCATGCGGGCAGGTCGTGCAGCATGTCGGTGCGGGGCACTCGGATTTCGCCGGTGATGGAGATGGGGCAGTCGTAGGGTTTGAGTCCGCTGGCGGTCATCATGCTGACGGCCGTGCCGCGTATCGCCGCCTCCCAGGATTGCAGTCGCGCGTCGACGCTGACCGCTTTGCCGTGCTTGGTGCGCCATGGTTGGACACTGCCCTTGGTGATGGGCATACCCTGCACGATGATGTCGAGCGGCTGGCCGTTGTTGTCGTTGCCGTTCATCGTCCGGCTCCCCGATATTGCGCGATGACGACGTAGCAGTCCTTGTGGCGGCGGTCGGGCGCGATTTCCACCCGGTATGCACCTTGGGGCTCGAAGCCCTTGAATTTCGCGTTGCGTAGGCGGCGGCGCAGTTCGAGCGCGCGGCGACGGCTTTTGCCTTCGGCGACGATGGCCGGACGGTCGGGGAAGCGGCGCAATGCCTGCGCGGTCCGCTTCCATTTGCTGGCGGTTCGTGCAGGGGTGGTCACGATGTCATCGGGCCAACGTTCGATGAACCGGACGCTGCGCAGCAGTTCCAGATCGGTGTCGGACGCGGTGACGTCGCCTGTTTGGGGTGTTTCGAGCTTGCTGATCTCCGTTTCCACGGACTGCGCCGAGCCCAGTCCGAGATGCTTGAAATACTGTTCGCCTGTGATTGGCTCGGCGCTGGTCTCGGTTTGTGTGGTTTTCGTTTCTTCGGCTGTTTGGGGTGCCGGCGTCTCGGGGGCCTGTTCGGGCAGTAGCGATGGCGCCGTCTGGGGTTCAAGGCCGGGACGGTTGATGCCGTGCGCGCGGCAGTATCGGCCGACCGCTATCTTTTCGTTGGATTCCAGCGCATCCCAGCCCTGGTCGATGGCGATGTTGTAGAGCTGTTTGACTTCCTCGGTCGTGTATTTCGTGGTCATGATGCTCCTTGGTTGGTCCATGGGTCATTTGCTGTGGATGGAGGTTCGTAGTAGCCGTCCTGCGGTGGTTGCGGTTGCGCGTGCCGGTCTCGTTGGATGCGGGTGATGGCGGTGGTGGCGCGTTGCAGGCTGGGGCCGATGTCCTCGATGACCCAGCGTGTGGACCAGCCGGTGCCGCCGTCGCGTTTCTCGAACCGGTTGGTCTGGGGTCGTACCGTTGCCAGTACCTGGTCGCCCTTACGGAGCGATGTCACGATGTGTTCGGCGAGTTCACGCCATGCCTCGCACTGCCAGCTGGTGGGCGTGACATCGACCGGATTGCCGGCCGTGTCCTTCTCCCAGCCGCTGGATAGGATGCGCAGATTCACGACGGGTATCCCGTTGCCCGTGGTCCGGTATTCCGGGTCAGCGGCCAATCGGCCCCTGATGATCGAGATGCTTGGGTCTTTGGCCAAATCAGTCTCCCTTCGGTTCTTCCTGGTCTTCTTGGTCTTGGTCTTCCTGGTATGTGGTGGACGGCAGCAGCACGCCGACGGTGAAGCAGTACATGCCGCCGAGCATCGGCGCTCCCTTGCCCTCATGGGCCCCGGCCAGTAACAGAGCCAGACCGGCGAGCGCGAGAATCGCTGCGGTGGCGCGAATGATGTGCTCGCACATGCCTATTCCTCGAATTGGGCGATGAATTCCTCCATCGCCTTGCGGGTGACGCGCCGCCAGCTTCTGGTTCCCCGTCGGCTTGGCGGACGGAATGTGGTGAGAGTGCCGTTGTTCGCGGCTATGAGGAGTGCGTGATAGTCGATGTTCCACACCTTCGCGGCCGAGTTCAGCGTCCAGGATTCACGCTCGTTGAGCGGTGTCTGGTTGACGGGGATCCTCACGCCGTATTGGTCGGCGAGCGCCTTGCGGGCCTGTTTCGTGGTTTCGGCGCGCACGCCCTGCTCGTTGAGCCTGGTCATGAGGGCCACGTGTTCGAGGATCTTGGTTTCGCTCATTGCTGGTCCTCTCTTTCGGTGAGGTATGGTTCGAGTTTTTCTATTGCCCACGGGAGGGCGAGCAGTACGCCGCTGGCGACGTAGATGATTAGGGCGATGGTGTTGCCGATCGGGTGGGAGCAGCCTTCGTGGGTGAGCAGCCATGCGAGGGAGAGCAGCATGACGATGGCGAGCGTGATGGTTTCACCGTTATGCTTTTTCTTCGGGGTTCGCATCGATGCTCACCCCCTTGGGCAGATAGTCGGCGAGTGTGATGGACGGCAGGAATCCTGCGTCCGTTTTGGCGTCCATCAGGAGCGCTTTGCCGATCTGGTCGGCGATGGCGCTGCTCATGCTTCGGACGAAGACAGGTATGCCTTCGGCCAGTTGAAGGCCTAGAAGGTCGCTGTCCTGTTCGCCTGCGCTGTCGAGGGTGGCGCGTGCGATCGGCGCTGTCCTGCCACCAATGCTTACGGTGAAGTCGAAGATGATAGGTTGGCCACTCATCACGCCGCCTCCTTGGATGCTGTCACCGTAGAATCGTGCCTATGGGTGGTCTGGTTTCCTTCTTGCAGTGGGTTTGGTCGGGTATCGGTGGTTTGGGTGGATTTGTCGGTCTGCTTGGCGGCGGTTGCGGCGTCTTCGCCTTGTTCCAGACGGGTAAGTCGAATCTGCTCGCGAAGAAGGCGAACCGCATTGCGCAGGAAGCCAACCGGATCGCCGCTGACGCGAAGGGGGTCGCCGAGGAGGCCAACCGTCTTGCCGGTAAGGCGAACGAGATAAGCGCAGACGCGAATGCGATCAGCCAGAGGGCGTTGAGCGTTACTGCGGATCAGACGGTCTACAAATGGCGGGTTGAATTCGATGGCGAAACGTCGACCGTCTTCCTGCTCAACGACTGCCCCCATGAAGCATCTGACGTTCATGTGTTCGTCCGCCACGAGGACCAGACCCTCATGGACAGGCTCATCGATAAAGTACTTGCGTTCGGCGAGATACCGCTCAAGGACGAGTTGTTCACGCAGAAGGTAATCGAAGATCAGCGTTCCATCGACAGGCTCAACTCCAGTGCCGGGTTCGTTTACATCGGGGTCGGCGGGTATGACGTCACCGTCCATGTCGCCTACACCACGGAACTCGGGAGCAGACGCAGCGATGAGATCAAGCATCGCCTGACCAATGGCCAACGCCATTGAATCCTTGTCGTTCATCACGCCACTCCTCCCAATGAGAACAGGAAATTGAATATGAGGAACGTGACCACGACCATCACGATGACGAACACGACGGGGTGATCATCCACGAGACGCGTGAGCAGAAGGAAGACAGCTATCAATACGGCAACGATTGTCAAGGCCACAATGAACACGGATGCCGTGAACGGCAGTGTTTCAATATACTTCTCGACCATCATGCCTCCTTATGGTTTGGGGTATCCCTTCGCCGGGCTAGATTGGAAAGCGCCAACCAAGCAACCAACCCAACGAAGGGAAGAATGAAATGAATATTGATCCGACGATGTTTGACCAGGAATCGATTAACCAGATACTCACGAATCTTGGTGACGATGCCGAGAAAGGCACGAAAATCCTTGTCTTTCTTGAGAAACTCAAGAACCTTCTCAATGGCATCGGCAAGAAGCACGGACAGGTTGGAGAACCGTCTTCCGAGACCGAGAAGGAATCCATTGATGCGGCAACGCCTGATGTCGATAGACATGCCGGTGAGCCTGACGCCGGTTCTAGCCAGAGAGACGACCGGTCGGACGAGGAAAGTATGGGAGAACTTGCCGAAACCGTTCGGATCCAGCAGGAGGTGCTCGTAGAAACGGTCGAGCTCATCGAACAAATCGCGAACCGCCAGCAGTCGCTCACGCGCAACCTTCAAGCCGCCATCGACATGTTCGATCGGCAGGCCGCTTTCAACAAGCAGATTATGGACACGTTCGCCCAGCAGACCGATATCAACAAGAGACTCACCGAGCTTCACACCAGCAGATGACTTATTGGCCGGTTTCTTCAAAGAGGATGCCGGCCACATCACGCCACCAGCTCCTGCGAGCGCGGAACTACCTGCTCCTCCACAATGGTTGCCTCACCCGGCGTAAAACCGAATGCCTCGAACAGACCGACCAGAACGTTAGGTGACGGATTACGCAACCGCTCCGCAGTTTGTAACTCTTCCAGCGACACGTGTAGAGCACCCGCAAAAGCCTCTTCGGATTTAAGACCACTCATTTTTCGCACACGGTCCAAAAATCCTTCGCGCAACACGAAAACCTTAGCCATGTCATACCTCGTTTCATTTCGGTATTGCGGTTTCATCTTGGTATCAGATTAAAGCCGCTCCCCCCTTTTGTCAAACCGAAATGGAATTGAAATTTTGACATGGAATCAATTTGGTTCCATAATGGAATCATGGATAAATACAAGTGGTACGAACGCCTTGTCGGTAAAGACACAATCAAGGACGTGGCGCGGAAGGCGGGTATATCCGCCACTACAGCATGGAGGCAATATGCCGACGGTGCACTTAATTTTTCCGCCGAGAATGTCATCCTCATTGCTCGCGCCTATGGAACCAGCCCAGTCAAGGCATTGGTGACCTTTGGCTATCTGATGGCGCCCGAAGGCACTCTCGAAATCGGTATCGACGAAGCCCTACAGAAAGCGAGCTGGCCTCAGATCATGCATGAGATGGCGCGCAGGATTGAAGCCGACCCAGATAACCCCACCTGGTCAAGTCCCATGGTCACCGAATAATGAGCAATTTCATTGCATAATGCAATGTATGAGTATCAACGATTGGTTCGAGAAGATAACTGGCGGTGAGAGCTATAACGCCGTCGCTAAAAAAGCTGGGGTGCAGGCATCATCCATATGGCGCCAACTCCCCGATCGACTCTCAGAAAAAAATGCCGTCGCCATTGCGCGCGCATACGGCAGACCCGCCATTGAGCCCCTAATCATCATGGGGTTGCTCACAGATGACGACATCAAGGCAATCAAAAGCCAGGACGCATTAAGAGATGCGTCAGACGATGAACTCATGGCGGAACTAGGCCGCAGAATCAAAGCCAGTTCCGAAGACCCCAAATGGCAACAGCCACCTAAAGTCGAATAAAAAACACAAACGCCCCGGTCGCTCATTGTGAGCGCCGGGGCATTTTGTTATATCTCGTAGGCCTCTATGGTGAGGCTGGTATAGTAGCGGCTGACGAGTATTTTCAATCGTTTGCCGACGAGTGGCTTAGACGCAAAGTATGCGGTCGCCGACCGCGCCGTGATCTCTGAGAGCAAAGCACTTCCGCTTTTGAGTGCAAAATGCGGCTTTGCCTGCGATCCTTCCGGCACCGGCAACTGTTCGACGGTGGCCTCGAAAGCGATGAATCCTTTGTCGGGAATTCTAGGACCATTCCAGTTATTCTCCGAGACGCGGAATATGGCCGTTGCGGCGGCCACATCCGCCCCATATGCCTGTCGCTGTTCGTATTCCTTGAGCGAGGCATTGCCAGTTTCGCTTTCTTTCGCCTCTTCCAGCGTTGGCACCATGACGTAGATTTCGGGAATGCCTGTTTGGTACCATCCTTGACGCATGGCCACGAGTTCCACATTTTTCGCACCAGATTCAAGGATGGTACGAATGTGAATTACCGCGATGTGGTTGAAGAGAACGCCGAACGGTTTCCCTTTGTATTCGACCGCATACCCATCGTCCACGCCGCTGCACCATTGTCTTCCGTTAAGTCGACTTTTCAGCGTTATCGGACGGGTAACAACGCTGATTTTTTCGGCACGCCCCTCTTTTAGCTTGAGTATGGGGCGTGGGTCGTAGACGTAGATTGTGGCAGGGTATGAACCGGAGACGGTTTCGGTTTCCCGAGTCGCCGACACTGACAGCGTTTTTGGCGGGATGATGATCGGCGACGGCGATATCGTCCTTGCCAACGTAGAACTTTGTCCCGTTTCTCGATGAGCCGACGCCAACGCTTCGCCATCCTCCACCTCGACGCCGGCGAGCGCAGGCGATGTTTCATCATTGGGTTGTGCATGTCCGGGGTTTGCGCGTCCGTCCCAGCGGCCGTTGGATGCGCGTTGGCGTTCATGCTCGTTGTCCGTGTCGATTACGATGCCTGGGTCTTTTGCCGCCTGGGCCGCGAGTCTTTCGGCTCGAATCTTTCCGGGGTCTTTGACCATGTCTCCTATGACCCAGAGCACCAGGCCCACGAAGGCCAGCACCGCCGCGACGATCACGCCGAATATGACGCCCAGCAGATTCACTTGGAACCCGGCGATTATGAACAGGAGTGCGAACAGCCATGCTCCGACCGCCAGTATCCTGAATATGATTATGCCGATGATTCTCGGCGTCGACGCCTTTTGCCCGTTCCGGTGTTTGCCTTCTGGCATCATGCCCCCAATCTCGTTGTTCTCTCGGCCGACTCGATGCGGCTTGATTAGATTCTACCGTCGCATATACGAAGCCGCCCCGGTCACTCTTTACGAGCGCCGGGGCGGTTGATTATATGTCGAGTTCCCCGCATCGGTCAGTCATCCGCCTGCCGGAATGTTTTTGATCTGAATCCCATGGAGGCTCCTTGTTCTTTGAGCCCATCTGCCCATTGGTCTAGGAATCGGAATGGTACGTTGAGGCTGTTTTCGGCCTTGAATGTGTCTATTCCCTTGTTTGGGTCGGTCGGGTCTCCGTATCCGGCAACAATCATTTGCTTGAGTAGTATCGGATGCTCGTCACCGACATGTACGGGCTCCTCTTTTCTCCATCCCCTCGCGCTGAGCTGGATCTGCAGCGATCGGGTTCTGTCCGTGTCGATTATTCCGAGGTTGCTCGCGCGACTGATCATTGATGATATGGACATGCCCCATCCTGCTTTGAGTCGCACCAAATCGGTGAGCATGAGGCGCTGTGGCATGATGAGCTTCGCGTCGTTTTGAGGCATGAGCAGAGCACCGGCGAATCGGTGAGCCTCCCTCTCCATTTCCCGATAGAGCTGGGGTCTGCGGTATCGATGCAGAATTAGGTGTCCGAGCTCGTGTGCGATGGTGAATCTGAGTCTGTCACCCGTATTGTTTTTCGCGCTGTATCCGATGGTCGGCATATCCTTGCAGTTCGGTTGCGTCACTCCATCGCTGTTCAGGTGTGCGGTCTGTTTCGAGGCCAAGGCATGGAGCGGTGCCACCACGATGCCCATTTTTTCTATGGCGCGCGTGAGATTGGGGATACTGCCGGATTCATTGAGTCCGAGATGAGTGCGGGTACTGTCTGCCAAGCGCTCTATACGGCTTTGCTCCAGCTCGTTTTCTCTTGGAGCTATGGTATCAATCCATGATGTTTTGGATTGCAGTCTTAGCGCCGAGGATAGCTTCTGAGCAACCGAGCGAAGCAGAGCGTATTCCGCAGCAATGGCGTTTAGTTCTCCGACTGATGCGCTTGACGTATGGCGATACGTCAATTCAACGATAGGGACGGGCTGATCTTGGTCGAGGAAAAACGACAACGGGTAGTCGGTCGCCATTGAGATTCTGCGCGCGGCTTCATCGGTGAAATCGATTTGCCGGTTTTGCAGTTTACTGAGCGTTCCTTGAGCTATGCCGGTTTTTTCCGCGAGCTTTTTCTGGGTCATGCGTTCGACCTGGCGGAGCAGGATGACCCTGTCCGGATTGTAGTTCACGTCTCTCTCCTTTTGTTTTACCGCATTGAACTCTAGCAACCCACCTTCTCTTCGATTGTTAGGCCCTTCAGAATGTCGATTTCGTCATCTGGTTCCGGGTCGAACCCCGGCATCCATCCTCGGCCGCCATCACCATCCGACATGATGGGGAACGAATACGCCGATTTTCCTTTCGCGCCATACTTTCCGGGGCTTATCGGCTTGTACACGCGCAGGAACGCCGGTTCGGGAAAAAGATAGTCGCAGGCGATGGTGAGCTTGACCTCGCTCAGATCGGGTTGACCAAGGACGTTGACCATAAGCTGGCCCACACCCTTCGCACCATTCTGGCTGTATCGCGCCCTGCCCGCTAGCGTATGACCGGAACACGGCATACCACGCGTGATGGGATCAACGGCATGGAAGTAGGAGACCGCACCCGTGGGCGTGTGCACGAGGTGGAAGAATCCCGAATTGTCCACTTCCCACCACCTAACCGGATGAAATTCTTTCCACTCCTTCGCCATGTTCATGTTGATGAGGTATGCCGCGATTCGCGATTTCTGCCGGGCGCTAAGACGCTTATACGAGGCGAGGTCCTTCTTGATGTTTGCGGTGCAGTCTCGAACGAATTCAGGCAGAAACTCGCAGAGCGGACTAAAGGCCTCCATGACCGCCTGTTTCTCATCAATTTTTGCGATATCCGTCATGCCAACGACCTTTCGTTTCCCTCGGATAACTTCTAAAAGAATATTTTAGCACTAGATGTTACTATCAAGGAACAATTCGCCGCCCATCAGGAGTCACCAGAAATAAAGCCGCTTGCCGCAACATTCGACCGGCGTGTCGTGGCTATCTTCTTGTATAACTTACTTAATTGAAGTATAATTATTATGTAAACGAAAACGGAACAGTGGAAGGAGGTGATGCGGTTGAGATGGGATATAGTCTCGATGGCCCTCACGGCGGCGATGTTTCTGCTCCAGCTGATTGATTTCATCATCGATAAGCTCGACAGGCGGCGTAAACCGAAGCATCGGCGCTCCAAGAAGTAAAGTCCGGGGGATTCCAGATATCGGTAGTATCCAGAATCCCCCTCTATTCCCATCTTCCCGCAATCATCATGAAAAACAAAATCAACGCAATATCCAGCCTGCTGCTGGGCGTGGCCACGGCGTGCGGCGTATTCGCCGGTTTCGCCCCGTGGGTGCTGGCAGTCATGGCCGTTGCCACCGGTTTCCTCGGCTTCATGGCCGGCAGCATGGGAGGGGAGAAGAAAGAATGACCGAGCGTTATCTGAGCCTCAAGGAGGTCGGCGAGCGCATCGGTTCGAGCAATCCGGCCGCGAGGGGGTATCATCTGCCGGAGCCGGACGCGCTGATCGGTACGACTCGCGGCTGGCTGCCGGAGACCATCGATGCTTGGAACGCCGCCCGCCCCGGCCGTGGTGCGGGCGGCGGAAGACCACGCAAGAATCGTAATCAGGCCGATTCCCCCACCGCCTGACGAGCCTTGTCGGCGAGTGCCGCGAGGCTTGCGGCGGACCAGTGGGTGTATCCGGCCGTGGTGCTGATTTTGGCGTGGCCCATCATCGCTTTTCTCGCGTCTTCCGGGGCTCCGGCTTCAGCGAGGTGCGTGGAGAAGAAGTGGCGGGCGCTTCGGATGGTGACGTAGGGCAGTCCGGCGTCTTCGAGGGTGCGTTTCCAGCGTCGGCGTTCGACGGTGTTGGTGAGCGGGTGTCCCTCGCGCGTGAATATGAGTTGTCCGTGTTTGCATTGTCTGCGGCCGACGAGCGCCCAGAGTCCGAGCCATGTCTGGTTGCTGACGGGCACGAACCGGTTGCCCTGCTTGCTTTTTGGTTCGACGAGCCAGAAGCATCCCTCGTAATGGCGTGCGCGGAGCCAGTTGGGCACTTCGGTGTCTGATCTGAAGCGTTGGAGCTCCCACATGATCTGGATGCCGTGCACGCCGTCGACGGTGGCGAGCTCTTCGGGCAGGATGGCGAATCTTTCGGCCTCCCTCATGCCGGTCTCGAACATGATGTTCCACATGAGGCTCCACATTTCGCGGTCGTCGTCGGTGTCGGCCAGGTGGCTGTATTTGCGGCGAGCGGGGTCGAGCGCGGCCTGCGCCGCCTGGGCCGGCTGTCCGGGTTCGAGGATTTGGGTGGCCTGCGACTCGTAGCGCGGCGGCGTTGCGGCGAGCGCCGGGTTCGATGGGATGAGGCGTTCGCGGACCGCTGCGTCGAGTACCTGCCTGAGTCTGAGATAGTGGTTGTGGACGGTTTTGCTTCGGTGTTCTTTGGCGAGTTTGGCGCACATTCCGTCGATGGTGGCGGGGGTTATTCTGTCGAGTCGCATTCCGCCGATGACGCTGCGGATGGTGTTGCAGTCGGATCGGTAGGTTTCGAGGGTGCGGGGTTTGACGTTGGGCGCGATGGTGTTGAGCCATCGGTCCATCCATTCGCCGAGCGTTGGGGTTCCGGGCAGAGGCATATCGCCCTCGCGCTGCAGTCTTTTGATTTTTTCTTGGAGCCGTTGCCGGGCGGCGGTCTTGGTGGGGGCCTGTGCCTCGACCATGCGGCGTTTGCCGGTGCGCGGGTTTGGTGCGATCTCTTTGCGCGCGTGCCATGTTCCGCGTTTGTCTTGCCATTCGCTGCCGCTTCCTCGCGGTCTGCGTGGTGGTGTTTTGGGCGTCGTCGTTTTGTTTTGTTCGGGCATCATGCCTCTTCCTTGGTCATGCTATGTGGCAGCTGGAGGTCATGCTATAGGTCATGCTATCGAGGTCACAATCAGGCACGTTTGGCCCAAATCTTGCAATCTCGATGATTCGGCACCCGAATATGCGGAAGGCCGGAAACCCTTGAGATTCCTTGGGTTTCCGGCCTTTGTCAGTGGAGCGGATGACGGGAATCGAACCCGCGTAATCAGTTTGGAAGACTGAGGCTCTACCATTGAGCTACATCCGCGTTAAGCGTCGCTTTTGGCGACTTGAGTTATTATACATATTTCTTCGGGGA